GTGGTGTATTTCATCGGCCTTATGGCCATCTTGTTGCCTGTAGGTTACTTGATTGACCGCATGGAAAAGCGGCATTTTGCCAAGTATCGGGCATACCTAATCGAAAAATACGGAGAGGAACCAAATGGAAAATAGCCTTTTAACCGCTGAGCAAGCCAGAGATCTGGTTATGTACCACCACGAGCAGACAAAAAAGCGTTATTTGTACACTGCCCGAGGTTTGGCCGAGCGCATATGCAGGGAGCGTGGGGAGGTCACGATTAATGACGTTCGCGCATTGCTGCCATTGCCACAAGACATGCACCCATCTGTGCTTGGTGCGGTGCTCAGAGACCGCAGATTTACACACTCTGGCAAATACACCACGGCCAAACACACCGCAAGCCACGCACGCAAGATTGGCGTATACACACTTCGAGGAAACACACAATGAGCCAAGGCAAACTTACGCCCGACACCATGATGAGCGCTAGTCGCTTGCCAGGATTACTTGAAGTGAGCAAATACAGCACACCAAATGACGAGTTGTTGCTTTCTTGCAACGCTTTGGATGGTGTGTTGCCCGAACACCTAGAAATTGAGGCCGCAGACTGGGGTAACCGGTTTGAAAACTACATCTTGCAACAGTCAGTGCAACGCTTGGGACTAGATGATGCCATCTTAGAGCACCCGCAACCGTACTTTCACAATGAGTGGCCACTGTGTACCAGTTTGGACGGCACAGCAGACGGACGCGGGCGGGTCATGGTGACTGACGCGGATGCAGGTATTTTTGTTATGGGTGCTGACCAGATTGTGCTTGAGGGGTGGGGTTGCGTTGAAGCCAAACTTACCGGCCAAGACCCAGAAGAAGCACCACCCTTGTGGCGCGGTCCGATCCAGTTACAAGGCCAGATGGCCATTATGAATTCGAAATGGGGGGCGGTTTGCACACTATATCGCGGCACCAAACTACGCATATTCCTGTTTGAGCGCCACGATGCCACTCAGAGCGCCATACAGGCCGCTGTGAGCGACTTTCAGTCCAGATTGGATCATTACAAGGCTACTGGCGATGTGAAGTACTACGATGCTTTAAACAGCTCGGACGCTAACCGCAAGTATCCGACCGCTGGTGGCAAAGAGATCAGTCTGGCGCCAAGTGCTGAGGAATTATGCCAAAAAATATTGGAACTTAAAGAGGAGATTAAAGGCAAGCAGGAGGTGATTAACTTTTATGAGACCAGTTTGAAGGAGGACTTACGGGACGCGAGCAGGGCTGTTGGCTCCAGGTATTTGGTTTCGTGGCCAATGCGCCACTACAAAGCACAGCCAGAGCGGTTGGTGCCGGCCAAGGATGCCACAGTAATAAGACAAAACACTTTGACAATTAAGGAGAAAAAACAATGAGCAATATCGCAACACGTAGCGGGTTCGCACCGCAGACACTGACCGAGGCCATGGAATTTAGCAAGTTGCTATCAGACAGCACGATGGTGCCACGCCAGTACCAGGGCAAGCCGCAGGACGTACTGGTGTGTGTCCAGTGGGGTTTTGAGATGGGGTTGCAGCCTATGCAAGCCTTGCAAAACATCGCAGTCATTAACGGCAAGCCGTCTGTGTACGGTGATGCCGCGATGGCACTGGTACAGGCTAGCCCTGTGTGTGAAGACATCGAGGAATATTTTGAAGACGAGGGCACGGCCAATCCGGTCGCAGTGTGTGCAGCCAAACGCAAGAACCGCAAGCCAGTGGTGGCCAAGTTTAGCGTGGAGGACGCCAAGCGTGCTGGGTTGTGGGGCAAGCAAGGCCCGTGGACCAGCTACCCAAAGCGCATGATGCAGATGCGTGCTCGTGGTTTTGCCCTGCGTGACGCTTTTCCTGACGTTTTAAAGGGTTTAATTACAGCTGAGGAGGCACAAGACTACCCGACTGAGGCCATACCAAAAGACATAACACCAACGGCTAACCCTTTAGACAGGATTGCAGCACCAGAACCTGTGGATAACTTGGTGGATTTCCCTGCTACAGAGCCTGTGGATAACTCTGAAGGTGAGGGCAATGCTGAGGCCGCGCAAGCAGCTGTAGAGGATGCTGAGGACGTAGCCATACACGAGCCAGAAGCGTGGCCTTTGTCTGTACCTGGTAAGGACGACATTGTTTACACAGGCTTTGACGCTTGGGCCGCCGCCTATGAGGAACTGGCCAACAAGGTGGCTAGCAACGGGCGCATGGCAAGTGAGACCAAGCTAGAGAAGTTGCGTGCCTTACACGAGCACAACAAGTACTGCATGGACAAGTTGTCAGCTCAGATAAAGGTGTCGTTTATTCAGCGTGCTTCAGAGCGGCGCGACCGCGTGATGGGGGGATAACATGGAACATCAGCCATACACGCCAGCGGCCAAGACCGATGTGATGATAACGTGGAGGCGCTTTGGGTTTACGCCCCCATCAGAGGAGCAGTTCTACTTAGACAAGTGGAAGCTCTACCGCAGCCTATATCTACAGGAGCATGAGACATGCGAACAGCAATCATTACGCTAAGTCTGCTGTGTTTCACAGCAAGCGCACAAGTTTTTAATGAAACCGAGTCGGGCAACCTGCTCTGGCAGGACATGTACAAGAACCAGATTATTTTGGTGCCATCAACAGTAATACCAACGCCGCTAGAGGGCGTCAGGTTGTACCGAGACAGTGACACTGGTGATTCTGGAACCATCACAGACATCGGGGGCGGGCAATACTTGGTAAGCAAGCAGGGTGAAACCAACAACCTGACTATTGTGAGTAAAAATCCCGACGGGAGTCTGTCATGGAAATGAGATATTGCACCCAATGCCAGAGGACTAAGCCGGTGACGGACAAAAGCCATTGGATTGTGAACAAGACTAGGCGCTGGCAGTGCGAGTGGTGCCTAGACAGGGTCAAGAAACCGGAGGATGTATGCCGATCATTATCACAATCGCGCTATCGCTTGTCGCAGTCTGGACAGTTGCGCTGATATATATACTACACACCATCTAATCAACAGAGGAATACCATGGACGACTCACAAGAGCTACACGACGAGCAGGATAAAGAGATTCAGCAGCGCATAGAGAAGCTGTCTCAGTCAGCCGCAGACCAGTTTGTGCTAAGCAACCGAGACCATCTAGATGTGATGAGCCTGTATAAAATATACCAACGCGGATACCGAGACGCCATCATGGATGTGGTGATTCGTGGTAGAACGTCAATTTAACAAGGAGATATCAACATGAAACGCAAATTGCCAGAACAAAAACTAATCATTGACCGGCCATACAAGCACGACCGTCAAATGACCGAGGCCATCGAACGGGTAGGCAATTGCCCCAAGCCGGTGAGCATGAGCACCACCATTCCTGAGTCTGCATACTATAGGGGTCCAAAATGAACGCAGTGGACCGTCCAGCGCATTACACCGCGCACCCAAGTGGTATAGAGTGCATTCAGATTACAGAACACATGAACTTTAACCTGGGTAACGTTGTGAAATATATTTGGCGCTCTGATGAAAAAGGTAATGACATCCAAGACCTTCGCAAGGCAGCCTGGTACATCAACCGAGAAATAATGAGGAGAGAACATGAAAAAAAGAACTAAGGTCCCACACTTGATCAAAGAGTGCATTGCTTGCGGCATCAACACGCCATCGGACATCGCAAAAGAAACGGGTTTCAGCCTCAGTCACATAGTGTCAGTGACTAGTGAAATGGTGAGAGACAAAGACCTGATGCGAGTCAAAATCAATGGGGCAAGCGTGCTTGGGTTTGCTCACGGCAACAGAATGCACGACCCGTTTAACCTGTGCAAGCCAGCTGCTAAGGCAGATCGGACAAACCGTGTGCTACGCAAGACACCCACTCTGATGCCTTATAAGCATTTCCAATATGTTGAGGCAGCGTAACAACCATTTGTGTGCCATTAACGACCAATTAAAGGGCTTAATGACCTAAATACGCAACATTAACCAAGCAGGAGAGAAACATGCCTTACCTAGTTATTGCGGTTTTCGTGGCTCTCGCTGCTTGGACCGGACTCATGATGTACGTGCTACAC